GAATAGTTATCTATGTATGTACTGTGGAAATATTAAAGATGAAATGACCCCTATGATTGTTATGGTTATTTCAAAAACAAGAGGTGAAGAAGATATTAAAGTATGTTGTGAATGCTCGGCAAAAATATTTTCAAATCCCAAGTTTATGACAAAAGAAGGAAGTAAAATATCAGTTCCTGAGAATGAAAAAATAGAGTTATATAAAATAACTAAATATGTATGGAAACCAAAAGATAATAGAAGTAAACAAATAAAAGAAGAAGAGAAGTTAATAAAAGCACACGGAAGAGCAATGAAAGGTGTGTTAGACTTTGATGTACAAAAGTACAAAGTAACAGCACAAAAAATCAAAGACCCAACAGTATACAAAGTAAAAAAATGATTTGTCTGGTAAAAAATATCTAAGATTTATTATATATGTCTGAAGAGTTTGTAAATAAACTTGTTACCTCTCTAAAAGAACAAAGAGGTTTATCTGATATAAGTATTTCTACCTATTTAAGAAACTTGAAAAAGTTAAATAGTGACCAACCAATTAAAGACTTAAAGTTTTTAAAAGATACAAATAAAATATTAGATAAGTTAAAGGATTATAAAGAAAATACTAAGAGAAACTACCTTATTAGTATTGTAGGTGCTTTATCTGTCTTACCTAAACCAGCAGATAAGAAACTCCATAAACAATACCACGATTTAATGATTAATAAAGCAGTAGAAATAAAAGAGAATACTAATGCTAATGAAATGACAGAGCAACAAGAAAAGAACTGGATTAGTTGGGAACAAGTTCTAAAAAGATATGAAGAATTAACTAATGATGTAAAGACTTTTATTAAAAATAAAACACTTACAGAACAACAATATAATACTATGTTATATTGGGTTATTTTATCATTATATGTTAAACACAAAGTAAAGAGAAATAAGGATTATCAATTATTATATGTAGTAAAGAAATATATTCCTGAATTAGATAAAGATAAGAATTATTATGATATAACTGATAAAGAAATGATATTTAACAATTATAAAACAGTTAAGACATATGGTCAAGCTAAAGAAAAAGTAAGTCCTGAATTAGTTGATATCTTAAACGCATATTTAAAACATCATCCATTATATAATACGAAAATAGAAAAACCGATTCCTTTATTAGTTCATAAAGATGGTTCACCATTAGATAAAGTAAATAGTATGACAAGAATATTAAATAAGATATTTGATAAAAATATTGGTTCTTCTATGTTGCGTCATATTATGTTAACTGATAAGTATGGGAATATGATTGAGGAACAAAAGAAGGATTCCATCGGAATGGGTCATTCTTTAGAAACTCAAAAAGAATATATTAAAAAGCCTAAACAGATTATTGTCAAGTTTTAAACTGTAATATTTTTTTTTTTAATTATAGGTTTAAATGGTTGTCCAGTTGCTAGATTAGTTATTGTATGTCCATATTTTTTTTCTAACATTTCTATAACTCCTAATGGGTCATCATTAGTATTAAACTTGTAAGTTAACTGCCCCCATTGGTTCTTGCTTTCAGGAAGATTGTATGGTTCTATCGCTGAGACCATTTTTCTATTTATTTTTAGATAATATGTATTTTTTACATATTCATCTGAATTATCATTTTTAACTGAATCATATGCCATCTGAGCAAAAGTTTTAGGTGTCTTTGATACAGTCCAATATACATATAAATAAGATTGGTCTTGTAATATATCTGTTATTTTCTTTTTAGGAACCCAGAAAACAGGATTATCATAGTCTTCTTGAAATGCTGTCTTTACTTCAACTTGTCTACCATTAACTGTAAAATCACTTTTATTAAAGAATGCTCCTGTATTTAAAAACCTGTCTAATGGCATCATACTAATTGGATTACCTATAATATATTTTTCGAACAGATATTCATTACAATATCCTGCTTCATTTTTATCAAATACTGTTCTTTGTACATCTATAATCTTATTAGTCATCATATATTTTAACATACTTTCTCTATCAACTGCTCCTTCTGGTGATACTGACCTTAAATGAGGTAATTGAAATGATTGTATAATTAACTTTCTTGAAATAGGGTCTGTATATTTTTCTCTTAACTTTTCTAGTTCTTTTGTCATATAGTCAAGCAAAAGGTTTAAGTTATCAAATGATATCTTTTTATTTTTATCATATAGATGAATATTGTAATGACTTGCGTATATTTCTAATATTCTAGTATCTACAGGTAGAGTTATACCTTGAAAGGTTTCTTTTTTTTTACTTTTCTTTGATGAACCAACTAGAGACCCTTCTTTTTCTCCTTCTTCATTGTATTGAGGATTTGTTAATATTGTTAGTCTACTATTTAAATAATCATCAACTGAACCTTCAAATGAGTCTGCTTCATTATCCATAGATACTAAAGTTTTAATAAGAGTAGTTAGTTTGCTATTTATTATATCTTTCATTTCTTCATCTTCCTCTTTATCTATTTCTTCAACTTTTTCTTCATTAAGTTCTATTTGTTCAGGGTTAGGTTCAGAAACTGGTTCTTCATTTTGTTTTTCTTCTCCTGTTAATTCTTTATTACCACCTTTCTTCTTAAGTACTCTTAAAACTGCTTCTTTAGCTCCATCGTCTATTTTATTATATTTTACCATATATAATAAACTAGATATTTTTTTATTCTTCTTCGTCCAGAGTGAATAATGCTTTTTCAGTTAAAACACATTGTGGATAAGTATTATAGATGGTTGCCCATCTAGACTTTGTTTCACGGATTTTTTTAAGGTCATCTTTTTCTATGCCTGCGTAGTTTTCTAAGAAATATTTCATATTGCGTTTAATAACATTCTTAGGGAAGAAAGTAATAGTATGACATTCGTTAATAATTCTTTTGGTGTCATCACCTTTAGATGGTAAGTGATTTGTTACAATACAAAAAATATTATAGTGTCTTCCTATTTCTAAAACTTGGTTAAGAATATGATAGACAGCTTTTCTTATTGGTTTATTATCAATTACATCAATATCATCAAATATTACTAAACAGTCTTTAAAGTCTTCTGCTCTTAATGGGTCAGATATTAAACGGTCATCTATTTTAACTCTCTTAGGTTTGATATCATCTAAACTTTTATCATCTTGTAAAGAACTAAAAAGATATACATCACCATCTTTATGTTTCTTTTTCCATTCTTTAATATAGTTTTTTGAATAGAATGATTTACCACTTCCTGATGGTCCAGTGATGTATAATATTTCTCTTTCATTTTCTGGATTTATCATCTGTTGAAACTTTCCATCATCAGATTCAGGTAGTCTAACTTCTGGTAATGGTTTATCAACTTCATCAGATTCTTTATCATCAGTAATTGATACTACTTTATTGTTATATTTTCCTCCTGTTATTCTTGCTATTGGTTTGCCTACTTTTTCAAGGTTAAAACTCATATTATATTATCTTATATTATTTTTTCTAGTCAAACATATTGTTGTTATCATCGTTAAATGAAAGAGCTCCACCTTTGACTTTTACCGTTTTCTTTGCCTTCTTTAATTCTCTAGATTTTTTACCATCTTTTAACTTAGCGAGTAAAGCACCAAAGTCTTCACCCTTTGTAACCCTACCAGCACCAGACGCACTCATTTCAGGAATACCTCCTAATGGTAATACAGGTTTTAATGCTTTAACTTCTTCTTTACCTAATTGAACTTTTTTACGAGATGCTTTATCAATAGCCATAGCCATATTATATGCTTTATCATCATTTTCATTACTTGGTCCTATTCTACCTTTTGGATATAATTGTTTTGATATTATACTAGCATATTCATTTTGTTTTGTAAAGTTGCCTTTTTTGAGTGGGTCAGCATCATATTTACCACTACCTCTTTTTTTACCATTACCTTTATAGTATTTTGAATCAGGAGGTGGAACAGCTTTATATATGTCTGATACTATAGGAGGAAGTCCAACTGCTGAACCGAAGTCAGCAGCCAAATCACCGATTTTTGTTAATCCTTTTACAAGAGGTGAGAAAAACTTTGCTCCTATAGGGTCTGTTTTTTCATAGTTCTTTTGGTGTCTTGCTTTACACTCTCTTTTAGTTGCTTGGTCTCCTAATGCTCCTTTTACCCTATCACCATTTGCGTCTATCTTACACCAGATGATTTCACTATCAGGGTCTCTCTTTATTTGTTCTTCATATTCTTGTTGTTGTTTAGCAAGTTTAGCTTTCATTTTTTCAGAGTCTTCATAAAACTTTCTTTGTTGTTCTTGGAATTGTTCCCAAGTCATACCTTTGTAAAATCCTTGTTTTTGTCTGGCTTCAAATGATTCTTTAGTCCATCCAGGATTTACTCTAGCCCTACCACCTTTTTTCTTTATAAACTTTTCTAAATCAGAAGCCATACCAGAACCTTCTATTTCATTCTTTTGTTTTCTTGCTTCTTTTCCAAGTTTTCCAGATGCTTCATCTAATAGACTTATTAAATGATGATGTTCATTCATATAAGTCTTTTTAGGCATACATACTTTTTTACTTTTTTTACCTCTACCTACTTGAATATCATCTTCTTCTACAATATAGTCTTCATCTATATCTTCTAAGTTATCATTTTGGTTAGTATCACCATATTCATCTTCATCATAGTCATCAACCGTAGGAGCATATTGCCCTTGGAACTTTCTACCTCCTGATTTTCCATTACCTAATATTCTTTTCTTTTCATCTGCTAATGTAGTATTATATCTTGTTATTAATGCTTTTAGTGCTCTTAATTGTGCTGGTGATTTATAATCAGCACTTGATTGTAGTGTTGTTATTCTTGCTCGTTTAGTATTAATAATACCTTGTATCTGGTTTCTTCTCCTAGTCTTAGTTGCTGGTGTAATAGTTGATTGGAGTTGTGTTATATCATTTTCTAGTTTTTGTATTTCACCATCTATATTATTTGCTTTTTCAATAGCCTCATATGCTCTTTTTAATTGGACATTTATTCTATCTACTACTCTAGAATATTCTTCTTGTTTACTTCCTAACTCTTTACTCTTTGAACTTTGATATTCATTAATAGCTGAACTTAATATTTTATACCCATCTTGTTTTAGACCAGTAGGTGATGCTCTTACAATTCTTTCAAAAAGTTTGTCTCTTTGAGAGTCTGTTATTGTACCATTTGAAACTAATTCACCTAAGATAGCATCTAATTCTTCAACTTCTTCTTCAGATAAACTTTCTTTCTTTTCTAGTGCTGATATGTGTTTATTGAACCTTTCTAATAATTGTTTTCTTTCTTCAGGTGTTAATGATTCATCTTCTACCTCTTTATATTGTTGAATGGCATATTTAACTTCTGGTTCTTCACCTTTTGCTCTTTCTAATTGTAATTCTCTCTTTTGTGATTCTAATTGTCTTAATAATTCATCTTTACCTACTTTATCTCTTTCACTGTATACTATAATACTTCTTGCTTTATTTATCTTCTTGTCAATTAAGTCTATTTTTTTATCTACTCCACTATAGTATTTTTCAAGTTTAGATACATCATTTGGAGCTGTTTCTTTATTAAGTTCATTATTATCTATTTTTATAAATGGTGGAGCACTTTCTATTGCTTCAATAATCTTGTTTAATACATTATATGATTTTGATAATAGTTCATCATTATCCGAGGATTGGATTCTTATTAATAAACTTTTTAATGGTTGTAATAATGACTTAACTTTATCTGCTGTAAACTGAGCATCTTGTACAGATTGATTTCCATATATAGTATATTTTTTGTATTGTAAGATATAATCAACTAAAGAATTATATCTACTTAAAACATCAGCTGTAAGGTTTTCAGATGTATTTAGTCTATCTTTTAAACTTTTTGTATCAGAGAGTGATTTTAAGTTTTTAATATCTGTTTGACTCAATAAAGGTCCAGTTAGAGGGGCTAATATTGATGTTTCTTCACCTTCAACTGCTCCTACTGAAGGTTCAGATGGTTTTTCTTGTACATTTACATCAGAAATATTATTACTCATTTTTTGTATAGTATTCATAAGTTCTTCAACTCTTTTTTCTATTTCAGCTTGAAAAGTAATATCATCTTTATTAGGACGACTTTTAGGGTCGTTAAACTGTGCTACTTGGTCAACTTCACGACCAAATACACGAGAATTAATTACTTTGTCATATTGTAAGACTTCATCTATTTGTCTTTGTCTTAGACTGTCCATTATATAATAATTATTAGATATTATTTTTTAACAATTATAAAACATTTATTAATGATTTTATAATTATTTTAATAGAGACCTTCGGCTTTTACGACCTTTGAGGCTTCAATCATACTTAAACCTCTCTCTTTCATTACTTTCTTAACTATTTCTGCTCTTTTACTTTTACCTTTTGGTTTACCAAATCCTGACATTGTTGAGCCTACCATTTGTGATTTTTCTACAACTTTTTCAGGTTTGCCTCTAGTTGCTTTTACAGTAACTTTTGAATGACTCATTTCAGGACCAGCACCTACTTTTTTAGAAGGACGACCTCTTTTTTTACCTAAACCAAAAAGACCTGCGATACCTGAAACAATAGGAATGTTTAACCCTGAGATAATACCAGAACCTTCTTTTTTTGATTGTAAGGCTCGTATTCTTTGAGATGCTAATTGTTTAGCAGTTTCTCTCATTTGTGCTTGTCTTTGTTTTTCACCTTCTACACCTCTATAGTCTTTAGTTGTAGTCATATTATCCATTATTTGTTTAATTAAGAATTCAGGAGGATTTTCAGGGTCAGCAGTTAATAGTGCTTTTTCAAACATTCCAGCACCACCTTTTTTAGATGGTCTACCTCTTTTTCCCATACCTCTCATAGGTCTATCTCTTTCACCTAACATTGACATAACTTGACCTGGTGATAAAACTTTATTAGCATTACCTATTACTACATCAGCAACAGGACGATTAGGAATACCTAAAGAACTGAATGAACCTTTAGGTTTAACAGGAACTTTATTCTTTCTTCTTGGTCTACCTAAAATAGTACCTTCTTGGAATCCTAAGATAGCACCACCAACAGCACGAGGATTAGCTCCACCACATTTACTTTCACCTTCACATTCACATTCACTTACACTTTCATTATCATCTGATTTCTTAGAAGCATTACCAGATTTAAACTCAGCAACACCTGGACCACCACCAAATATTTTATTAATTAATGGACCAGCGACAGCACCTAATAAAGGACCAGCAAGAGCACCTAAAAAACCACCTGACATACCAGCACCAGACATACGATAGTCTACAGTACCTTGTCCAGTCATATCAGAATGAGTTACATATTTTTGATTGATATAATTAACTTCTCTAGCAATCATACGGTTATAAGGAGTATCATACGGCATTATATATAATTATAATTAGATATTTATTTTATTTATTTTCCTATCAGGATTTTCAGGATTTATTATTTTAATATCAATATTATGTTTATTATTATTTAATTCAATTAAACTTTTTTTATTTATTTTTATATGTGTTAATCCATTACATATTGCTGGTTTAGTTGTATCTTCGTCTTTATATCTTTGATTATATTGTTTTATAATTATTTTATGAATTAATGGTTCTGAGTCTTTTAATGCTTGTAAATCATTTGTAATTATATCTAATAAATCCTTTGCTTTTATACGAACATCTTTTTCTAATGATAATTGTATTTGAATATACTTAGATATTTTCATATATGATAATGATGTAAGTCTATGTGCTTCTGAACGCTTTGTGTAATCAAAATAATTATCAATTGTTTTTAATATAGCAACAAATACTGACATAGCACCTAACATTATACTTTGTTCATTAAATAAAACTAATGGTGATAGAAATCCGATTATTGATGATAATACTATTACAGGAATATTTATATATATTGAAAAAGTATTGTATCGTATATAAGCATAATTATGAAGAATACTCATTGACTCAGCTTTTTCAGCTTCTTCTTTTAATAACTGTTCAAAGTCATCTGTATAAGTTATATTAAGGTTATTAGTCATTAATATATCTTATATAATTATTTTGACTTAGTAAGGGACACTGTTATCTTACATAAGTCTAGCATCTACTCTGCGTCTTCCAGCAGAGGGACCATAACCTAAGGCACCTAAACCTTGAGAGGCAAGTTTAGCTACAGAGTTATCCATACTACCTAATAAGTTTTTAGCAATAGGTAAGGCAATAGGGGCAAGTTTTTGTACACCAGATTTGACCATATCTAAGAAGCCACCACCAACTAAGCGTGCTACATCTGATTTAGTATAGGCTTGTTGTTGGGATGCGTCTAATACATCTTGTTTAGTTAAGATACCAGTGTAAGTTGAAGAAGTACCTCTTTCATTTACAAATACACCAGAGTTCATTGTGATGACTACTACTTCACAGTTGGTAATAGCATAAGGTAAGTAGTTTTCTAATACTAAGTTGACTTGTAAGTTAAAGTTACCTAATGAACCAGGGGCATAATAGTCTTCTACTAATTGGATGTCTTTACCGAATTCAAGTACTAAGTAAGAACCAACTGAGGCATATTGAGTAAATCCAGAGTTGGCACCAGCTGTAGGTTGGAGTTTAGGTCCAGTAGCTGTAGCATCCCATCTATTTGAAGATACTTCACCACTCCATTCGGGCCAGGTTTCATTATTGCCTGCGTGTTTGGACATTTGCCATAAGTCTTCTTTTGTGGCACTTGCTAAGATACCAGAGTTATTGTTAAAGTTGATACTTAATTGTCTGATACCTAATGCTACATCAGGGTCACCATTGTTTTGGTCACTAGCTCTCTTTCTAGCATAGATAATGAGTTTATCAGGGATTTGGTTGAGTTGGAGAGATTGGCAAGAAAGAGCACCAGATACACCAGGAAGTAATATATATGAGTTAGATTGTGTAGCAGTACCAGCGACATTTACTCCGTGATAAGTAGCAGCGGGTACTGAACCTGTAAAGGTAGAGATGTAACGGGGTAATTCATAGAAAGGTACGATGTTACGGGCTGGCATCATATCACTAGGGTGAGGTGTTAAGAATTCAAATAAGAGAGTTGTGTTATTAAATCCATTTGCGAAGTTTTGAGCACTTAAACCACCAGTAGCTCCAAAGTTAGCACCGAAAGTAATACCTGTTAAGTTACCACCAAAATCACCTGGTACAGGGTATGAAGTAGCATAGTCAAAGTTTGTAGGTAAGTTACCTTTTGCTGGAGAAGCAGCACCTGTAGGAGCATTGGGTGCTCTGAAGAAACGAGATAAATCACCGATGTTAAATACAAAGTTCATATTTTGGATACCGTAGAAACCTTGGCTGTTTGACTTAGGGTGTCCGAAGATGAAAGGTGACAATAAGAGAGGTTCAGTAATAGTTACTAAAAATCTTTCAGTTGTTACACCAGCAGCACCACCAACTGTTGCTGTTGTTGTTATTTCATATCTATCTACTTGGAAAGCACCACGAGGAAAGTTTTCTGCGTCTTGAGCATTATAGTAACCAGCTAAAGGATTATTTAATTCTTGGTAATTGTATAAGTAAGAACCTAAAGAATCAGGGTATGTAGGTGTAGTAGAGTTAGCCCATACTAATTCTTTTTTGTCTAATAAACGAATAATAGCAGGAAGAGCATCACGAACATTAAGAGATACTGTGTTGTTGTTAATTGTAGCACTCATTACTGTCATTAATTGATGGAGAGGGAAAGAAGCAAGAGCAGATAAAGCACCATAACCAACACCTACTGAGGGTGAACCAGCTGGAATAGTTTCACTTGATGTTACTGTGAAGGCAAGTTGTGTTCTTAATAGAACTCTGCGGTCTATAATAGTTTGTTCAGATGGTACTTGGATGTTAAAAGTTAACTGAGAGTTACTTTCAGAGATAGCTTTATATTGAGCACAGGTGACATTTTGACCACCTTTTACAACGGCATAGCGTACTACATCTTTGACATCTAAGCGGTCATCTTTGACTAAGACTTTTTCAAAATCTGCGGACATATATATAATAACATTTAGAATATTTTTATTATAGATATTATCAAAACTTTACTATATTTTTTACGAAAGTTTGATTTTTTTAAATAAAATATTTTCTAAATACTTTTATATAAATGAGTCTTGTAAGAAGTCAATTGTCAGGAGGCTACGATTCTACCCATATTTACTATAATATTAATATTACAAATAACAATAATGGGGCTAATGTTCCACCTCCTCAAGTTGTATTTAATGAAACCCGTAACACACCTTATTTAGGTAATCCAAGTGAATACTATATGTCTGTTATTCGTTTTTCACTAGAAACACCATCTTTACCGATATGGATTCCTCAAGTAACTGTAGGACAAACAAATCCAGACACAACTATTTATTCATTTACACTTTCTTATGATTTAAGTGGAAATACTTATAACCAACAAAAGTTCTTAACTTATACACCTCAGAAAGCATTTGAACCTACACCTGCTCCACCTATTACTTTTCAAGATTTAACAAGTGAATATTATTATGTATACAATGCTCAACACATAGTACAGATGTTAAATACAACATTACAAACAGCATACAATAGTCTTAAGACTGCTATTAATGGACTTCCTGGTGCTCCACAATTACCATCACCTAACGCACCATTTTTTGAATATAATCCTAATAATAGTACTTTTATTTTAGATGCTGATATATCAGGTTATAACTTGAATTCAACCACATACACACCTATAAAGATATGGGCAAATGCTCCTATGTATAACTTACTAAGTTCTTTTGATGCTGTTAACTATGGTACTACAAATATTACTTTTGGTAAGAACTTCTTATTTAATGTTAGATATGCTAAAGGTGGTAATCAGTTTCCATTTAATGCTGGTCCGACTGGTTCTAACTTTAACGCTCAACAGTGTCTACAATTATATCAAGATTATCCTACAATGCCATTATGGTGTCCTATACAGTCTATGGTATTTACTACAGCATTACTACCTGTAGTTCCAGAATTAACAGCTTTACCTGTTGTATTTGGTGCTAATAGTAGATATGTATCTGATGGTAATAACTCAAATATTTCACCTGTATTAACTGATTTTGAAATCCCATTAACTTCTGGTTTTGAATTCAAACCAAATGTTACTTACTCTCCATCTGGTGAATATAGATTGACTGACTTATATGGTAATACTCCATTGAGTGCCTTAGAGGTCCGTGTGTTCTGGAAGGATATTTTTGGTAACCTTCATCCATTCTACTTAAATGAAGGATGTAATGCTTCTATTAAGATTATGTTCAGAAAGAAGATATATAATAGTCCTGTATACTAAAACTGTTATATAACTTTATAAAAAATAGAACGAGGTCCAGCACCTCCTTCTTTACTATCTTTTTTTACTATTGAACCATCTGCTTTTACTTCTAGATGTTTTTTAACTTGTTCTAAAACAGATTTTGACTTATCAATATCTATTTTATAATATCTTGCTAGTCTCAATAATTGTTTTTCTGTTAATTCTTCTAAAGAAAAATCCTCCATTATATTAAGTATGATGAGGAAAAAAACTATAAGTTTAATCCGAACTTTTACTACCCACATAAAGAACGAAAAAGTATTTAAAGAAATGATTTTAGGTCATAAAGAATTGAAAGCTCTTTATGTAGGTGAAGTAAAAACTTTTGGATTAGAAAATGACCCTCAATATAGTGGAAAGGTTTGGAAAGGTTTTTCTGCTGACCAAATAGCATCCCATCTTTATAAGTTCCGAACGAATCCATTATTGATTTCATCAGTTCCCATTGAGGAAAAAAATACTGATAATTGGTGTAAGTGTGATTAATGTGATTGAATAAACATACTTACTAACTCATCATACGACTTACCAGTATTTTCTTTCAATTGTTTCATAAGTTTATAATAGTCATCAAGGTTCTTACCTTCGAGCATATTTTTTATACGAAATATACAATGACGACCACAGGTATTTATATCTGTACTTTCTTCCTGATACTTAACAGGGTTGTAGACTACTTTTTTAGGGGTTTCCATAAGTAAGTCCGTAAGGATTTTCTTACCTTGACCTAACTTCTTTCTCATATCCATCGGAGTCCAGTTTAATTGACTATCTGGCTTACCTGCTAGACTATCAAAGAATTCAATTGTGTTACCATAACGAGACATACAAACCCAGTGTCCTTTATTGGGACTATCTTCAATTAATAAAATAAAATAATCATTATCTTTTGTAAGTATATCTTCTATTTTATTTGCGTCATTTAATTCTGAATACTTTAAAATACGAATATTAGGAAGATAACTTTTTATTTGTGAGTCATCCATCGGAGATTCAACTATCTCTTCTAACTTTTCTTCATCCATATATTTATATTAGATATTATTTATAGGCGGGAGCGGGCGGGATTGATTTACTAGGATTTTATGATATTTTAAAATATTGTTGTATGCTTATTCATTATTGTTAATTATCAAATCATCAGAGCCGAACAACTTAACTTTTTGCCTTATACCTACACAGCATTTTTTCGTTTTCCTCCCTCCCTGACCCTCCCTAATATTCTAGAAAGTATATGGATTTATTACATAGGTATCTTATAGAATATCTAATATAAACCATTTTAGGGTAGGGTTAGTAGGGTATAGTTATTATTAAAGGTAGGGTATAGGTAGGGTTAAGGTAGGGTTGAAATGAAAGAGGGTAGGGATGGTAGGGTTTATGTTAAAAAGTTTTTATAGGTGGCATATTTCTATATATAATATAAAGTTTCACGGCATACCCTACCCGACCCTGCCAAACCCCTATTTTATTACCCTTGTTCATTTCAACCATATTTAACCCTACCCACCCTACCCCAAACTCACGAAAAAAAGTTTAGAAAAAATACTCTAAAAAAGTTATAAAAATCATTTAAAGAATTATTTTATAATACAATATATATAAATGTCTAGTAATCCTACCAAACCTAACAAAAACAGAACCGCTTCCCTTTTATCTGACACATCAAAGTATTCCCATCAACAATTCGCAGAATTATTTCATAAGTTAAATAAATCCTTATATGTATACTCAGACAAAAGTGGTTGGTACTCTTATAACGAATTCAATATTTTAGTTTCACACGGTAAAAATGAACCAACTAATATGTTGACAAATCTCACTAAGTGTCTCCAACAATATGTAAAGGATGAAATGGAATCAATTAATGTACAAGACGATACAAGTAAAAAAGCATTTGATGACTTATTTAAAACTTATACAAAAATATCAACTTCTACATATGTAAAAGGAATTATCCCATTTTTACCGATGTTATACTTAGATGAAGAACTAGATAATAAAATAGACGCTAATAATATGCTTGTTGCTTTCAAAAATAAAGTATATGATGTAGAAAATGGTTATTTTAGAGATATTGAAAAAGATGACTATATAATGAGAAATACAGGATATGAAGCACCCGATGAAATAACTGATTTCAAAGTAGTTGACGATTTAGTAATGTCAATATTTGAAGATAGAGAAGTAGCCGATTATTATTTATTAATTACGGCTCTTTCATTAATTACTAACAAGTTTGAAAAGTTATATATTCTAACAGGTAACGGTCGTAATGGTAAAGGTGTACTCTCATCTATTGTTGAAAAAGCATTAGGTAATTATTATTTAACTAGTGCCAATGATTTATTAACTATTAAAGATGAAGCAAAAAATGAAACTCTCGCAAAATCAACAGGTATCAGATATTTATCTATTTCTGAACCAGCAGAAGATAATGAAAGAGAATTAAAGTTTAATGTTTCAACTGTCAAGAAACTAACAGGTCGTGATAAAATCAGCACAAGAGCCTTATATAAGAATTCAATTGAATTTGTCCCCCAATTTACAATGTTTGTATCCTGTAATAAACAACCATCAATAGATGAAACAAATGACGCAATTAAAAACCGTTTCCGTTTTATTCACTTTCCTTTTACCTTCGTAGAAAATCCTAAACTCAAACACGAAAGACAATTAGATGTATCATTAAAAGATAAAATCAATGATGATGACACATACAGGGATACAATGATATGCTATTTATTAGACCTTGTTTCAAAAAATAAGGATATCAAGAAAATCAATGAACCTGAAAAGTGTAAAGCATTCACAAAGACTTATTTTGATAATGAAGACGATGTAGGAAACTTCATAGAAAAATATTTTGAAATAACTGACAACAAAGAAGATAAAATAAGACCTCAAGAAATATATCAAATGTTTAATGCTGATGGAGATTATAAAAAGTTATCTAATGTTAAGTTCGCATATGGTCTAAAATCATTAAATATTGAAAAAATAAAAACTAATGGTTCATTCTTCTATGTAGGACTAAAAAAGAAAGTAATTATTGAAGATGATGAAGATGATGAACCTAAAAAAGAAACATCTACTAAAAACTCCCTAGACCTTTAAAATAATATCTAAAAAATATTTAGAAATATTATTTTAAAGAAATATTCTCTTATATATTAATGACACTTAACTTAACCCCCGAAGAAAAGGCGGAAAGACGCAAACAATATAAAAAAGAATATTCTAAAAACTATTACAGGGAACAAAAGGCGGAAAACCCCGAAAGATACAATGATATTTTAGAAAAGGCTAAACAAAGATATCAACAGAAAAAAGAAGGCGGAAACATCAGAGTATACAAAAAGCGTTCAATTATAGATAAGATAGAAAACAAGGCGGAAATACAACCCGAAGAAATCACTAATTAGATCGTCCATCACGATGCTAAAAAGTTGTATATATAAAAATATTGTATTTTACATCATACCATCGGGAACAGGTAAAAAATACTCTAAAAAAAATGTATAGAAATATTTTTTTATTTAAAGAAATATTACTATATTATTTTACTGTAATTATTTGTATATTTTTGGTTAAAAAAAAAGTATAAAAAAAAAGTTTTAAAGAAATATTTTCTAATACAATTATATAAATGTCTGTTCACGGTTTAATACCTGTTTCTGGTGCTTCCCAACGCATCGCCCACTTTTTCCCTCGCAATAACGATATTTTCTACCTCTCATCTAATTGTGTAAATATTTCTAGAAATCAATTAATTAAACTACACGACCAACTAAAAGAAAAAATCGCAGAACTAGAAAACGAAATAAATAAAATATTATCAGATAAAACATATTATGAAACAGTTAAAACACAAAATAATGAAATATCAGAATATTTTAAAAATAACTTAACCGCTTTATTTAAAGAATATGAAAGAGCAGTTAAAAAAAATGTTTATTCACCTTTTATCGACTGTGATAAAATCAAATATCATCAAGAAAGACACACTAAAAGACTATTACAGAAGTTTAATGATTTTTTAGAACTTGAAACAGATAATAATTTATTATATTCATCTTATGAAATAGTAAACGATTTAACAAGAGTACAGATTATTAAACAAGATGAACTAAATAAACTAGATGAAATAAGAAGCCAAGCGTTTTTTATTCTAAACATATTTACTCATAATTATGAATCTACCAACCTATTTGAAGAAAGAATAAGAAACTTTGTTAGAGACATAAACAATAATAAAATATTTAAAAAATACTTCTTTGACTACTATATTAATATTAAATCAAATGAACTACAATTAAATAAAAAAGTAATTGTCGGACAAGTAAAAAAGATGGTAGGCAAATATAAAAAAATAATGAAACTAAGAAAACAAAACTTCTCAGTAAATAAATATATGGACCTTATCCAAAATATGAAACAAAACCAAATAGAAATAAAAGGTTTATATAATGATTATACTAAAATGGTAAGAGATGTAAAAGAAGAAGTAAAAAAATATAAGACTGGTTATTTTGTTAATTATACAGAAGGTTACAAAATCAAACCATTTCAAGAGCACATACACAAAAAAGAAATAGATGAGGTAGAAAAAATGTTTTACGGTGATGATTTCGCAGATATTGAGCAATTTTTAGAATGTGAGACATACGCAGAATATTTCACTATTCCAGACGCTGACCAGTTCCATAAATCAAGAAACTTAGAAAGTAAATACCATAACGCATTATTACTAATCAGAATAGTAGAGAAGGAAAAGAATGAATTAGATAAACTAAGCGAAGAAGTAGATGTCGACAGCGTTAATTTTATTGATAATGAAGAAGTAGAAGAAGTAGATGAAAATGAAGAAGAAGAAGAAGATAATGTAATTGAACACGGTGTAACTAAAGAAACTGAAGAAGATGTAAAAAATATGATAATTGAACACATTGATAATTACATAAATGATAATGAAATAGAAGAGCCTACATTTACTTTTAAACCGTTCAGCCCTTCACCTGATAGAATATTTTTAATTATTGATTTTGAAGGAGAAGCCAATCAAATAATTCCTAAAATGGAATACGAAGACCAATATTATTTAAAAGAAATGGACAATGTTGGATATTTAAGTACCTTCT